TGGCCAACAGTGGTATCTTAGATGTAATGATACAGGCATTCCACGGACTGGTAGGATTAGCCAATCAATATCTTGTGCCTGCATTTAACATAGTGGCGTCGGCGGTAATGAAAGTGGCTAATGGTATAAGCATACTGTTGCAACCTGCACTGGATTATCTAGGAGAAAAATTTGGTGTAGATGGACTAGCAGGCACAGCGCAATTCCTGGACGATGTGTTAAATGCGGTCTTTCCGATATTAGCAGGAGCCATGCGAGGAGCAATTATCGCCTTTGACGGATTGTGGAATGGAATCACAGCTGTTTTCAACCCATTGAAAGAATTATATATCAAAATATTTGGAGTCTCAGACAGTACCAGCAAGTTCAGTGATATCCTTATTGAAGCGGGAGCGTATATTGGAGATGTATTTGAGATCTTAGGCAAGGCACTTGGATTTGTTATAGATCTTATTACCCCTATACTGGTTCCTGCAATTAAAGGCCTAATCGAGGGATTTAAATTTCTCTGGTCGGGTGTAAGAACAATTATGTATAAACTATTAAATTTTGGAGATGTGATCCAAGACGTAGGCATGTTTTTTGACAGTATGTTTGACATGATTCTTCTAGGAATAAACAAGTTTACCTTTGGGCTTAAGGGTATCTCAGAAGAAGAATACAAGGCCCGTGAAGCACAAAGGAAAAAACAGCAGGAAGCTAATGATAAAGACCGGAAAGCTAGAGATGCTGCTAGGCTAGGAAGCCAAGAAAATGTTGAGAAGCAAAAGCAGTTGGCCAAGGAAGATGCCAAGAAATTCGGACAACGGACAATAACACATAATCAACTTACTGCTTCGGCCCAACGCGAAGCCGCAGCCAAAGAAGCTGCGGTAAAAGCTCAAGAAAAACTCTTAGACTACACAGCTGGTCCAGAAGAACTATTGAAGCAGTTCAGTTCTAAACAAGGTGGCGCAGTTGAAATAGGCATCAAGAAAGGAGAAATCAGCAAGGAAAAAGAAGCAGCAGACAAAGAACTGGCAGCAGCAAAAACTGGTGCTGAAAAGAAAGCTGCCGCAGAAAAAATTGAAGCTGCTGAAGCCAAACTGAAAGCTTTAAGCGAGGCAGAAGCATTGGCCAAACAACGAGCTAGTACCGCACCTGCTTCAGCTAATGCAGACGCTACAAAAAAATCTATTGAAGCAGAAGCGGAAAAGAAAAAAGCAGAAGAAGAAAAGAAAAAAGCAGAAGAAGCCAGAGCCGCAGCTGCTCAATCAGATCCAAGAAGACTTGACCAACAGGCTCCTCCTAAAACTCAAGAAAACACAGAAACCTTGCTTGCGGAGTTAAATACGAAGATGGGCACACTTTTGAAATATACCTGGACAGTAGCAAACAATACCAATGAAACGGTTAATGCTACAAGAGGTCTTACCAAAGATCTATTCAAGTCGCTGTAAGGAAAACAATGAGCTGGAAAAGACATTTTACCCCTGTAAAAATTGATAACTCTAGTGGCTCTATGAGTCCAATCAGCGGCCGCGGCCGTCCTGGTCCAGCTAGAGCAAACTACTCTAGTTTCCTACCAGATGTATACGCAGGTGCACCCAATCGTGTAGAACGGTATATGCAGTATGATACCATGGACATGGATTCAGAAGTCAATGCTGCCTTGGACATCCTCACTGAATTCTGCACACAAAAAGAAAAAGAAAATCGCACACCATTCAACACATTTTTCAAAGGCAGTCCCACTGCCACTGAAGTAAAACTGTTGAAAGACAGTCTGCAGAAATGGAGTAAGCAGCAGCAGTTCGAAACTCGCATATTCCGTATTTTCCGCAACGCTCTAAAATACGGTGACTGTTTCTTTGTGAGAGATCCAGAAACCAAAAAGTGGCTGTTTGTTGATGCTGCCAAAGTAACTAAGATCATAGTCAACGAATCTGAAGGCAAGATACCCGAGCAGTATGTGATCCGTGACATCAACTTTAACTTCAAAGATATGGTGGCTGTGACTCCGCATGGTACCACAAACACAGCACCCAGCGGAACTAGTTCGTATACCACCGGCGGTGGATTTGGTCGCGGTATGGTCGGCGCAGCAGCACAACCCCCCGGCACTAGATTCAGCAACCAGACCAATGAAGTTACTATAGATGCCAAACATGTGGTGCATATTAGTATGAGCGAAGGACTGGATAACAATTATCCTTTTGGCAATTCAATTCTAGAATCAGTGTTCAAAGTCTACAAGCAGAAAGAATTATTAGAAGACGCGATCATCATTTATCGTATACAACGTGCTCCTGAAAGACGTATTTTCTATGTAGACGTAGGTAACATGCCAGCACACATGGCTATGAGCTTTGTTGAGCGTGTTAAAAACGAAATCCAACAGCGCCGTATTCCTTCATCCACAGGAGGTGGCGCGAATGTCATAGACGCTTCATACAATCCATTGAGCGTCAACGAAGACTACTTCTTCCCACAGACCGCAGAAGGTCGAGGAAGTAAAGTTGAAACATTACCAGGAGGCACTAACCTTGGAGAAATTACAGATCTGCGTTATTTTACTAACAAATTGTTTAGGGCTTTACGCATACCTAGTTCATATCTTCCTACGGCCATAGATGAACAGCCCAACACCATGGCAGATGGCAAGGTTGGTACTGCCTACATACAAGAACTGAGATTCAACGAATACTGTAAACGTTTACAGTCAATGATCGTAGAAACTTTTGATCTAGAATTCAAACTATGGTTAAACGCACAGGGCATCAACATAGACAATGGTCTATTTGAATTGAAATTTAACTCACCGCAGAACTTTGCTGCTTACCGTCAATCAGAACTGGACACAGCTAGAGCCGCAACATTCAGCCAGGTCATAGCTATTCCGCATCTCAGCAAGAGATTCGCCATGAAACGTTTCCTAGGACTCAGCGAAGAAGAAATCAAAGAAAACGAAAAGCTATGGAGAGAAGAAAACGGCACAGTTCTTAAACCAGATATGGATGCGCAGAGCCAGTTGAGAAGTGTAGGAGTCTCAGCGGGTGGAATGGCCGCAGACGCAGCAGCACAGACCGCAGAAGCACCCCCAGACATGGCAGCCGCCGCAGAAGCAGATGCAGAAGGCACAGAAGCAGCAACACCAGAAGCACCAGTTCAATAATAAATACATTATGCTTCTAAACGAATTTTTTTATTTTAACGAAAAAAACAACGACTTTGCCAATGATCGTAGATATGATGCTGGCAGAGATTCATCAGTTGTGAAGAAAAGTGACACTAGAAAAATACGTTTGACCCTACGGCAGATCAATCAATTGAGACTACAGGCAGAAGCACATCAAGTAGAATCAGAGTCAGAACTGGGATTTATCAGGCAAATGTATGCAACCCCAGCAGAAGCACCTGCAGCATAATCCTGCATTCGTCATAGGCAACGGCACTAGCAGACTGAAATTAAATCATCTCAGTGCAATGGATCGTGGCATAGTATATGGCTGTAATGCACAGTACAGAGAATATGCTCCACACTATTTGATAGCGGTGGATGTGAAAATGGTGAACGAAATCATAGGTGCAGGCTATCACAAAAAGCATCAGGTCTGGACTAATCCCAACAAAGGTATCAGCACCAAACACAATATCAACTTCTTTTCGCCTCACAAAGGTTGGAGTTCAGGACCCACAGCTCTGTGGTTCGCTGCTACACAAGGTCACAAAGATATCTATATATTTGGCTTTGATTATCAAGGCGACAACGGCAAATTCAACAATGTGTATGCCAACACTCACAACTATAAAAAAAGTTCGGACAGCGCCACTTACTATGGCAATTGGCTGAGCCAAACTGAAAAAACCATCAAAGAATTTAGGCACGTGAAATTTTTTAGAGTGGCAGATCCTGGTGCATTCATACCAGACAAACTAGGCCCAACACTGTCAAACCTTAGTCACATCACCTTTGAGGATTTTGACAGAACGTTTCCGGGCACTATATATTCCAATCAAATCAATCAAAAAACTACCATTTAACCCTAGTTTGTAATCTTAGTGTTAAATAACTTACAGCCTTGACTATATAAAGGAGAACATAACATGGCAGACAAACAACTGTTGCAACAGATGCTTGAGCATCTTGTGAACGACGATCAAGCGAAAGCTGAAGAATTATTCCACGAGTACGTGGTACAACAATCCCGTGAAATCTACGAATCTTTAATTGACAGTGAAATCGCTGAAGAAAAAGATGCAGATGACGAGGATGTAGATGAAGCTGCAAAAGATGATGATGCAGAAGACGAAAAAGTAGACGAAGAATTTGAAGACATTGCTATCGAAGCTGATGACGAGGATCCAGATATGATGGGCGGTGACCCTACAGATGACCTAGAAGGTGATCTAGAAATGGGCGACGACGACATGGAAGAAAAGTCCGAAGAAGAACTATTCCAAGACCTAGACAGCATTGTTGATGAACTACAGGCTAAATTTGATGAACTCAAAGGTGGTGATGACATGAGCGACATGGGCGGCGATGACATGGGCGGCATGGACGATAAAATGAAAGATGATTTCGATCTTGAAACCGTGCGTGAATACGTGGAAAAAGTTGCTCCTGCAAAAATGGGCGACAACGGTGTCAATAACAAATCAATCGTAGCTGGTAAGAATGACATGGGCGGTACAACTGCCAACATTCTCAGCGGCAAAAATGGCACGCCTGGATCAGAAACAGGCGAACTTAAAGGTTCCGGACTGTTGAAAGGCAAGCCCACTGAAGATAATGCTGGTAACATCAATGTCCCAGGTGCTAAGAACGGGAATGCTTTCTCTAAGAAAGAACCTGGACATGGTGCTGAGAAAGCTGGTTCTAAAGAATCCGCTGACAACAAGCAAAGCCTTTTCCGTGGTCGTAGATAATAGGATCAAACGGTGAAGAAACTTACGCTAGCAGAACATTTGAGTTACGATCAGGCTAAGATTGTCTTGGAGAGCGAAGAAGGCAGCGACGGTAAAAAGTCGCTGCATTTAAACGGTATTTGCATTCAGGGAGACATCCGCAATGCAAACCAACGTGTTTATTCTTCTCAAGAAATTGGCAAGGCTGTCAAAACGCTCAACGAGCAGATCGCTGGTGGTTACTCTGTGCTGGGAGAAGTTGATCACCCACAGGATTTGAAAATCAATCTAGATCGTGTTAGTCATATGATTACCAAGATGTGGATGGACGGTCCTAACGGCTACGGAAAACTTAAAATACTTCCAACTCCCATGGGTCAGTTGATTCAGACCATGTTGGAGTCGGGAGTTAAACTCGGCGTCAGCTCCAGAGGCAGTGGCGAAGTTGACAGCGACGGCAAAGTACAAGGATTTGAGATCATCACAGTAGATGTAGTGGCTCAACCCAGCGCACCTGGCGCTTATCCTACACCAGTGTATGAACACCTAATGAATAACACAGGCGGTTATCAGGCCTACCAAATGGCACAACAAGTCCAAGGCGACCCACAGGCACAAAAATACCTAGCAGAGAGTCTGAAACGCATAATTTCAGGTCTCAAATAACAAGGAGAATCACATGTTAGATATCGTAAAACAGTTGTTCGAAAACAATGTGATTTCCGAGGAAATCAAATCGGAAATTGAATCCGCTTGGAATA